GCGGGTGGCGGTGGCGGTGGCGCACCATCAGGCGGCACAGCCGGCGCTGGCGGCTCGTCCGTGGGTGGCGCAGGTGGCACCGCAGCAAACGGAGCAAACGCAGCCGCAAACACAGGCGGAGGCGGCGGAGGCGCAGCAAACGACGCAACACGCAACGGCGGCAACGGCGGATCAGGCATCGTGTACGTGAGGTTCAGAGTATGAGCATCCACCAGTATTTCGCACAACTCGATGACAACAACGTGGTCATTGATGTCGCTGTAGTTACCGCTGAATTTATGGCAGAAAATCCCGACCGCTACCCAGGTCGATGGGTTGAAACATTTTTCAATGTGCCAACGAAACAGTACGCAGGCCACGGCATGATCTACGACGAAAAAACCAAAAACTTTGTGGATACTTCGATTTTGGTGGCTTGCATCGGTGGCGGTTTCTCTTTACTCGTTGCGCTCATACATAAATCGACCAAAGAAAACCGTCAAGATCACGGACGGGTACACGAAGCGCTGGGCCGAATAGAACAAAAAATCGACCACCACACGGAGAACCACCCATGAGCAAAGAAACCAAAGCAATGTTCGCCTCCTACGCTCGATCCGTTATCGCCGCCATCGCCGCAGTCGTAGCCACGGGCAACACCGACCCGCAAGACCTCGCCAAAGCTGCAGCAGCCGCGCTGCTCCCCGTCATCATGCGATGGGCCAACCCGAAAGACGTCGCGTACGGTCGTGGCAATAGCCAAAGCTAAACCAGGCGTATCAGGCGCCACCGACTACATCGGCAACGCCGACGGCCCTGCCAAAGGGCCGCGCCCAGGCATGGACGAATGGATCCGCCAGGCTGTCAAATACGCCAACGGATCGCTGTGGAACAACGGCTCGTACGGTCAGCGTGACATGAAAGGCAAACCCGGCACTTTGTCAGTACACGCCACAGGGCGCGCGGTCGACCTCTCCTACCGTGACATGCCCGATGACCGTGGCAAACCAAACGGTCGCCAGCTCAGCAAAGTGTTCATTGAAGCGTGTGTGGCCAACGCAAACGAACTAGGCTTGCAAATGGTGATTGACTATTGGCCTCAGCCGTTCGGACGTGCGTGGCGTTGCGACCGCATGGCCTGGCAGGTCTACCAAAAACAAACCGTGTCAGGCGCACCCGGTGGCGACTGGTGGCACGTCGAGATCACGCCCAAAATGGCAGACAACCCAAACCTCGTAAAAGCCTCATTTCTCAAGGTGTTTGAGGGTATTCCCGCATAGGCCCGTCAGATCCCCTAAGGTGGGATCACCGACGAAAGGAACCTAGCCATGACATTGAACCCATTAGCCGCCCTTTGTGCCTGCGTCACAGCCATATTCGGTTTCACGACGCTCCTAGAGGCTCCTAGAGGCCTCTCAGGGCAACCTAGCCCCACAACCACACCCGTTTCATGGGACATTTACCCGCCGACCAGCGTCGAGCAGACCACCGTCACCGAGACCAGCCTGCCCACCACCATCGCCACCTGCGACGACGCCGTCAACCTGGCCCGGCAAGTCGGATGGCCCGAAGATCAACTTGACACGCTCGCCGTCGTCATGCTGCGTGAGAGCCGATGCATTCCGACCGCGCACAACGTCGACGATCCGATGGGCGGCTCATACGGGCTGACACAGATCAACGGTTTTTGGTGCCTACCCAACGCATCATGGCCGATGGGTTGGCTGCAAGTGCAAGGCGTCGGCGTCAGCGATTGCTCGGAGCTGTTTATTCCTGAGGCAAACCTGCGGGCCGCGCTCGCAATCTACAACAATTCCGGCTGGGGGCCGTGGGCTGCCACAGCACCGTGACACACCTGTGATAGAACATCCCTACATAGATCCCGACGACACACTCAGCAAGGAGACCCGACAAATGATGGCCGACAACTTTCAGCCGACCTCAGCATCAGCTAAACAACTCGAAGCGCTCAACCAACTGGTCGACGCAATCTTCAACCCGCACAGCGACATCATCCGACGCCTACGCACCATCCGCAACGCAATGAGCTTGTGCGACCCGGAACCGTTGTACGACATTGAAACCATTGACAAGGCGATCGCAGCGTTGGAGAAGGCACGATGAATTGCACCATCTGCAAAGGCGTCATCGCCTGGCCTGACATTCAAGGCAAAACACATTTCGTCTGTGACGGTCGAGTACCAGCAGGCAAACCCACCACACCATTCGGCCAGGCGATGCAGATCAGCCAAGCGGTCGCCGACGCCAAATGGACACCCGCACAACAACGCCAAGTCGATGCTGCCATTGACGCCTGCGCGCGCGAGATCGGATATTTCACCGCTGACGACGTGTGGGCCAAACTTGGTCAACATTTCCCCGTTACCAAAGGGCTTGCTGGTCGGCTCAATGCAGCTGTGCGACGCCGCACCATCGTGAACACCGGCGCCGTACGCCACGCCAATCGTGGCGGCCAGCATGATCACGCTCAACGCCTCACCGTATGGGCAGCCGCATGAAATACAAGCAAACACAAGCCAGCTTGTTTGGCAAACAAACGTTGTGGATGTGCGCTTATTGCGGCGCAGTCATTTGCACCACAGGCGGTCGAGGCAAACCACACGGTGCTTGCCCATCATGCGACGAGGCTCAATGGTACGCAGAGGACGCGCCGGTAGCCATGTTTGCAGAGGTCAACAATGGCATTTGATCTCAGCAACTACGAAACCGTCGAAGATCGCCTAGCCCGATTTTGGGCAGACCATCCGACAGGACGCATCGAGACAGCCATGATGGCCTACGACGGCGACAGTTGCATCTTTCGCGCCGAGGTCTACTTTGACGCCAGCCAGGCGACACCCACCGCGACTGGCTACGCCGAAGAAGTCAAAGGCTCAAGCCCAGTCAACCGAACATCATTCGTTGAGAACTGTGAAACGTCTGCGATCGGTCGTGCGCTCGCTAATTGCGACTACGCGACGCACGGCAAAAGGCCATCTCGTCAGGAGATGGCGAAGGTGCAGCGGGCGGGGGCGGGCAACCTTGCGCCCGGATCGGATGCCCCGCCCGTTGCGCCGGAATACATCACCACCGTCGGCGGCTCAAAGGCTGCTACACCGAAGCAGGTCGGTTACATGAAAGCGTTGGCAAAGAAACTGTCGCTTGATGAGGAAGGCCTTTTCAATTATGTGCAACAGGTGTTGGCTAGTGATGCAGCTGTGCCCGAAGCCCTAACGATCGCCGAAGCCAACCGCGTCATCGACGCCCTCAAAAAGGACACGCAATGAGCCTTGACCAAGCCGACAAACTGATTGACATGATCGCGCGCGTCAACGCGCTTGACATGGAGAAGTCACATAAGGATGAGCTGCTGAAGTATTTGCGGTGGGCGCTGCGCAAAGCGGTCAAGGCCTACTGGTACAGCACAGAAATAACTGTCGACTAGATCGACCATAGACCTAAACCGATCGCACGGTGGATGGATGACACCCGGTAACGGGGGTAGATTGACGCGCCCTAAAACAGCAACACGAAGGTGGCGGGGCAAAGCGTCAAGGCGATACGTTCAGCAAGTAGCAAGTGGGGCCCGGGTAGAGGCAAGCCGGGGGGTGGGCATTACACAACTCTCTGTCTAAGTCGATGGCTAAGGTTGATAACAAACAATGCGCAACAAACCCGAACCCGACAACATGGCCCTGCATACAATTCGAGGGCAAGGCGCGAACGCGCCGCGCCAGCCCAACCGAGCAACGCGAGGGCGGGAGCAAACAACATGAACCGCAAAGAATACAAATCAGCCAGTTACCAGGCAGCTCGAAAAGCATTGTTAGCCGATAGCCCAATCTGTCATTGGTGTCGACGCCGGCCAGCAACCGAAGCCGATCACTTGGTGGAAGTAGATCGAGAAGGAACACATAACGATGGCCTTGTGCCGTCATGCAAACCTTGCAACGCAGCACGTGGAGCCACGCATCGAAATAACAAACTGGCCGCCGCCAAACAGGCACGAAACAAAGCCTTGAACGAATTTTTACACCCAAATGAAAGAACCCCGAGCCCCAATCAGCAATCTCTCCCAACTGGCCTGAACCAGCCTGAACTGGCGCCAACTGGCCACGACCAGCCGAGGCTTGAGACGATCAGCCCTGACGGTGCCGGATCGTACGGGCCACTTGTGGGGGACATATGCCTGGACGCGCTGGGCCTCGAGCTGATGCCGTGGCAGGTGCATTTTCTTGACCGGGCCTTGACGTTTGATGACGATGGGCTGCTGGTGCATCGGTCTGCGTTGGGGTCGGTGGCCCGACAGAACGGCAAGTCGATCATTCTCAAATCGGTCATCCTGTTTTGGCTGTTAGAAATGCCGAAAATTCGTGGCGAAAAACAAACCATTGTGTCGGTTGCGCACCGGCTTGACCTAGCGGCAATGGTCTTTGACGATCTTGCCGACGTGCTGGAAAACAAATACGGGGCAACCACTTATCGGTCTTACGGTCGCAATAGTGTCACCATGCCTGACGGCTCACGGTGGTTTGTCAAAGCTGCGAAACACAACGCGGGCCACGGCATGAGCATTGACCTGCTAATCGTTGACGAACTGTTTGACGTTGATGCCGAGGTCGTCGAGGGCGGTTTGATGCCGGCGCAACGTGCCCGCAAAAACCCGTTTGCTTTGTTCATGTCAACCGCGGGCACAGAGGCATCGGTGCTATTTCAGCGTTGGCGCGAACACGGGCTACGCGCAATCGACAGCGGACAACCCACCGTCAACTACATGGCCGAATGGTCACCGCCACCGCACGTCGATCCAATGTCGCCGGCGTCGTGGACATGGGGCAACCCGGCCATCGGCCACACCTTGACGCTGGACACGTTGCAGCAGGAAAGTGAAAACCCTGACCGCGCATCATTCCTACGCGCCAGCCTCAACCTGTGGGTCACGGTTGCCCGTGGCTGGATCGCACCCGGACGCTGGCCCGAGCTTGAGCATCGCGGCCCGATCCCGATGGGCGGCATTATCGCTATTGAGGCGAGCCTGGACGACAGCCGATACGCAGCTGTACGGGCCGTCAACTTGCCCGACGGTCGCACCGTTTGCACCATTGCGTTTGTCGTTGACACGATTGGGGAGTTGTACGACAAGCTTGCCGAAGTTGCCACCGACCCGACGGTCAGGTTTGCTATGTCGCCCAGCATTGACGCCATCTGCCCGCCCAATCTTGAGCGTCGCCGCGTCATTGTCGGCTACGCCGAACTCGGCAAACTCACACCTGTCGTGCGCGATCTGATCAACCAGGGCAGGCTGTTGCACACCGGGGAAACGATGCTGGCCGAACATGTGCAACGTGCGGTTGCCGTCAAAACGCAGAACACGTTGGTGCTGTCGTCGCAACGATCACCCGGCCCGATCGAGTTAGCCAGGTGCATGGTGTGGGCGGCGGGCATGGTTGCTCGACCAGCGCAAAGCGGTCGCCCAATGATCGTCAGCGTGTAGCATCGCAACGTACCCGCCCCGGCCTTTCGTCGGGATCGTGTCGGCGGGCGGGTACACATAAACGCTTGACGCTTGTGGCACACTTGACGCATGGCCCTGTTCGCTAAAAAGACTGCCGCAATCAGCACCACCCCCGTTGCTGCTGAAGTGCAGGCCGCTGTCGGTTACACGTCAAACGCGCAAGGCCCGAACATGATTGGCCAGTACTACACCTATCAAGAGGGTGAAGCTCGTAACCGTGCGATCTCGGTGCCTGCGATCAACCGTGCGCGCGACCTCATGGCATCCGTCATCAGCTGTATGCCGCTCAAGATGTACAACGAAGTTTGGAACGAACTAGAAGAAGAAATGACCAAGGTGTATTTGGCACCACGGTCATGGCTTCGTCGACCCGACCCGACCGTGCCGTACGGGCACATTATGGCCTGGACATTTGACGACCTGTTCTTCTACGGTCGCGCGTTTTGGTACATCACGTCACGCACCGCCGACGGCTACCCCGCATCGTTCACCCGTTTGCCGACCGGGTCAATCACGACCCCTGATCAAGTTGGCCCGGTGTGGTTCGCACCATCAAAACAGGTGTACTTCAACGGCGGCGAACTTGACCCAGCCAACCTCGTGCAATTCCTCAGCCCAACCCAAGGCCTGATCTATTCGGCACCAGGCGCCATTGAGACCGCGCTAAAGATTGAGGCCGCACGTAACCGCAACGCATCCAGTTCAATCCCCGCAGGCATCTTGAAGCAGACCGACGGCGAACCATTGTCAGCCCAAGAACTGACCGACATTGCTGCACAATTCAACGCAGCTCGAGCCACTAACCAAACCGCTGCGCTCAACCAGTACTTGAACTACGAGCCAACCACGATGACGCCCGACAAAATGCTGTTGATTGAAAGCGCCAACTATTCGGCGCTTGAAGCAGCCCGCCTCGGCAACGTACCGCCATACCTTGTCGGCGTATCAACTGGATCGTATTCGTATCAGTCAGCACAGCAGGCCCGCGCCGACCTTTACATTTTTGGCGTCAAGCTGTACGCCGAAGCGATCGCCGCAACCCTGTCAATGGACAACGTGCTACCACGCGGCACATACGTTGAATTCGACGCCGACGAATACCTCGAAGAAGAATACGGCGCAGACAAAATGGATGAACCATCAGAAGTCAATATTGAAGAAAACACGCAAGAGAGGATCGCAAATCGATGATCAAATTTCACGCCACCGATATCAGCATCATCGCTGGTAAGGGTGCAGGCCGACGCGAAATCAGCGGCGTCGCCGTACCGTACAACGTCAAAGCAACCGTCGCATCCGGCCAAGACGTCATTATCAAGCCAGGCGCACTACCCGTTGAAGGAAAGGCACCGCGCCTGTTCATGTACCATGACAGCACAATGCCTGTCGGTGTCGTCACCGAACGCGTCGACAGCCCCGAAGGAATGCTGTTCACCGCCAAAATCTCGGCATCAAGCCAAGGCCAAGACGCCATGATCATGCTGTCCGAAGGCGTCATTGACCAGGTATCCATCGGCGTCACCCCAACCGACTTCAGCTACGACGACGACGGCACCATGATCGTCAAAGCCGCCGACTGGGTAGAGCTGTCGCTCGTACCCGTCGGAGCATTCGGTGACGCAGCCGCCATCACCGAAGTAGCCGCAAGTATCCACCAACCAACCGAAGAAATCGGCAATACTGAACAAGAGACCCCACAAGAGGAGACACCAGCAATGGAAAACGCACCAGTCGTCGAGGCCGCCGCAGTCGAGGCCGCGATCCCAACCGCACCAATCCCGGCACAGCCCAAGCGCAAGTTCGACCTGCCAACCGCAGGCGAATACCTCGCCGCAATGCACATCGGTGGCGAAACGTTCCGCAACGTCGCAGCAGCCGCCCGCGACTTCGCACTCTCGCGCCAGTCGGCACTTCAGGCAGCCGCAGGTGACACCCTCACCACCGACACGCCCGGTTTGCTCCCAGTCCCAGTCCTCGGCCCTGTGTTCCAGGATCTGAACTACATCCGCCCAGTCGTCGCAGCAATCGGCGCTCGCGCCATGCCCGACGGTGGCAACCAAAAGACGTTCATTCGCCCAACGTGGACAACGCACCCGTCGGTCGCAACCCAGTCAACCGAATTGACGGGCGCATCGGCCACCACCCCAGTCATCGCATCCAACGTCATCAGCAAGACCACCCTCGCAGGTCAGGTCACGCTGTCGGTGCAGGACGTCGACTTCACCAGCCCGGCCGCAATGGAAATCATCCTCCGCGACCTTGCAGGCCAGTACCTGCTTGCATCCGACAACATCGCCGCAGACGCGATCACCTCGGGCGCATCAGCATCGGGATCAACCTG